TGTTTAAGATGGCGGGAGCATCTGGTAATCTTCTAAAAACCTACTAACTAACCACAACATAGACCACAAGAGACCCAGTGTTAACCCGCTGGGTTTTTCTTTGGGTGCTATAAAAGATACGCCTTTCTTACCTATACAACCAACCCTCAACCAAACCAACCAGACAAAACTTGTCAGCCCCTATTCCCCGTGTGTATGACATGCGGAAACTATTTAGTTCTAATTGTGGTTGTTACTTTGTGTTTCTGGCGGTTGTGGGGGTGGTGTTTCATCAATGAGGAAGTTACTAGAAAAATAAATAAAAACAAGGGGTTACCCGCACGTAAGGGGCAGTGGGGGGTACCCGGTATACCGTATGCAACCACAGTCAATTTTGTATATTTTTAGACCACCCTACCAGTGCCCCTACCTAAAATTTTGGGGGCCAACCACCAGTCCAACCAGAGGGCTATCCCTACAGGATATTCCCCAGTAAAACCTGTGCATACTTTAAGTAGAACCAACAGTTAACCTGTAGTTAACATACGGGGTGGTTTACCTTAACGGGAGTACCCTCAGTATACACCGTATTTCAGACTTGTCAAGTAAAAAATAAAAAAACATAATAAAGTCACTTTTTCCTTGACAGTTTCTATATACGGTGTATAATGGTAGGTACATGTAATACAAGTACACTCACGCCCCCACAAGAACAAAATATATACACAAGGGGGTCACGGTTTGTGTTACATAATTTTAAGTCCTTGGGGGGTAGCACAATTAATATACTATCTCCGGAGGGGGCATCTATGCTCCGTATCCCCCAAGACAACCCAATCAAGATAACATAAAAGGATACATATCATGTGGAAGTCACCAAGAATAGTAGAAGTAGCCGTAGGTCTAGAAATTAATTGTTATGCGTGTGCAGAGATTTAATAACTAAACATGGCGGACAAGTTTACAGTATATAGGCAACAGCCAACACCAGAAGTATTAAAAAAACTTGCAAGTGGTGAGTATGTAGACACAAGGGGTGCCGGGTCTGGTAAAAAACTATACCCTACTAAAAATACAGGAAAGTGGTGGTCTGCCCACACTGGTAAAGTTAATCTTTATAAAGGGCAACTTTATGATGCAAAAACTTTAAAACAAGTATCTAACCCAACAGAAATTTTAAAAGGTAAAGTTGACATAGACCGATGGATAGACGGTTGGAAAAAAGCAGTAACAGATCGCTACAATGATGTAAAACCTAGCAAAGCTTTTCTAGAACAGATAGATAGAGAAGCAAAGGAAATAAAAAAACAATATAATAAAAATAAAAAGAAGTTTCTTAAAAGTATGTCGTATTCTGGAGAAGCAGTATTAGATGTTGTAGATAATACACGAACAAGCATAAGAGAAACTTTTAAAGTTAACAAAGGTAGAGCAGCACAACAAGCTGCAAAATATATAGGCAAAGGAGCAGCCTTTGTAGGATCACGAGCTGCAGGACCAGCTGCTTTTTTCTTAGATACAAAAGTAATGGGAGATGCAGAGTTGCCATACCCAGAAAAAAGAAACAAAAAACCAAAAGGGTACTCTAACGTAAAAGGTTATAGTAACCCCCCTAGAAAGGCAAAGACATATGGCTAAATTTCCAGACCTATCCGGTGACGGTAAAATTACTCAGAAAGATATTCTTATGGGTAAAGGTGTTATTTCTAAAAAGAAAAAGATGATGGGTGGCCCTGTTAACAAAAAGAAAATGGCATACGGTGGCAAGGCAATGAAAACGTACGCTATGGGTGGCGGAATGAGAAAAGCAAGGACTTACGGATGAGCACTGCAGTAAGAAGAGGTATGTTTTTTGGAACAACAGTAAGAGTGGGAGACCCCCTTCCTGTAGTAGTTAAAGATAAAAAAACTGGTAAAGTTGATGAAAAAGAAACTAGAAGAATAAACTCTAACAATAGACTATTTAAAGATGCACAAGAAAACAACACTTTTTCTATGGGAAAATTAGTTAATGCCGTAGAAAAATTAGTAAGCCGTAAAGTTGGAACAGGAGAAAGAGCTGCTGTTATTAACACTGCTGAAAAAGTATCAAAAGTTGATAGGGCTCGCTTAAAGGAGCGAGATGGTTTTTCATCCGGTGGCTCCGTCAAGAAGTACGCTATGGGTGGCGGAATAAGAAAGGCCAAGACCTATGGATGAAGAAAAAAAACAAAAACTTTTAAGACGCCAAGTAGAATTAAAAATTTTAAACCTAGCTCCCGGAACATTATTTAATATGAATACAGGAAAACCTGCTACAAAAAATGATGATTCTAATGATCTTATGCGAAAACCATATAATAAAATAAAAGGAAATGTATATACTAGAGAAAATAGGGAAGCTATAATGGGAGAAGATTTTGAACCTCTAAGAAAAGTACATGGAAAAGCTAAAGGTGGCAAGGTAGCTAAAAAGAAAAAGATGATGGGTGGCTCCGTCAAGAAGTACGCTATGGGTGGCGGAATGAGAAAGGCCAAGACATACGGATGACCTCAGCACTCTTAGCAGAAAAGAAAAAAGAAGTTACCGAAAAACAAAAGAAGTTTCTCAACTGTCTCTTCGTAAACAAAGGCGACATAGCCCTAGCCTGTGAGGAAGCCGGTTACTCTCCTTCTTCTAGAACATGGTTGGTTAAAAGCCTTGCAGACGAAATCGTAGACATATCTAAGCGAGAACTAGCCGTTAATTCGGCGACAGCCGTATCAAGAGTGGTAGAGTCCATGAATGATGACGGGTTGAACCCTAGACAAGAACTTAGACTAAAGGCAGCACAAACTCTATTAGACAGAGTAGGGCTGGGCAAAATAGAAAAACAAGAGCACGACATAAAGGCACTGCACGGAATTGTACTTATGCCAAGCAAGTCAGCAATGCCAACAGTGGTTGACAGCGGTGAGGATTAGAAATGCACAAATGGTGGCTAGCTATTTTAGTAGTGGTCTGTATAGGTTTCTGGCAAGAAGAATCTTGGGCACAAACAAATACGGTGACATCCACCAGTAGTACCGTGTCGGGAACTACCACGGTTGACAGAACGGTTGGCACAGCTAACGCCCCATCGTTTGGCAACAATAACCAAGATGTTTGTAGTTATGCAGCGAGTGCAGCGATACAAACTCAAATATTAGGTGTAGCAGGTGGCACATCTATAAGAGACATGAATTGTGAAAGACTAAAACTTAGCCGTGCCTTATATAGAATGGGAATGAAAGTAGGAGCCGTAGCTATGCTCTGCCAAGATGCAAGGGTGTTTAATGCGATGGAAATGGCAGGAACCCCGTGCCCATTTAGAGGAAAAATAGGAATAGAGGCTGCAACAGCATGGGCAGAGAATCCGGAGATGAAACCAGATTATGATAAATGGGTTGAAGAAAATGTTACAGATGTGGACTGGTTACCCACTGAAGAAGAAGCTACTGGTCTTAGCATTGGTGGCAGTTTGTTATTGTTGCTTTTTTTATTGTAGTGTAGCACGGGCAGAACTACTAGAAGAAGGCGAAACAATTGTTGAAGAAATAGAAACAGAACACTTAGGTGAAGGCCACATTGATACAGTTACTCAAACGATTACAATTATTGAAAACCAAACAACCGGAGACATCCTCCACGCAGATCAGGGTCTTGTGGGCAACACCAAAGAAGGAGACATGGATTCAGACTGGGGAGGAATTGGACCAGCAAAGATGCACAGCACCTGTCCCTCACAAGAAATTGGATCTGGTAAGTGCGCTGAGATTACGGGGTCTACTTTAACTACCTTTGACCAGTATGTAGATATAAGTAACTTTCACATAACACAAGGGGGTGCACTAGATTGGGAACTATCTATGCACTTTTATGACACAAAAGATAGTGCATATTTCCAAACTAAAGGGTATTCCAATAACGTACTACAGTGGGACACCGGAGAAATAAACTTACAGAACAACAACAATGCCACTACGTATACAGGCTCCTATGATTTTGATAACAGTCTTGATAGAGTATTCGTAAGAGTTGGCGGGGTAGATAACACAAACCTTGCTACCGGCCCTTTGTTTGACAATGTATCTTATACAGTAAACTACAATGTCATAACAACAGTTGTAAATACTTGGATTGAAATAGTCCAGCCGATGCAAATGCAAGAGTCTATACAGTTAGAACTAATGGATACATATGAAAGTGCTACTGTAGAAGAACAGCAAGAGATGGAAACAGAAATGCAAAACATGGATACGGTACTGCATTTTGATTTAA